GGACGAAGGTGCTAAAGGTGCAATCCCTTTCCGCACGATGGGAATCGACGTTCAACGCGGACACTTCTGGGTGGTCGTTCGTCGATGGGGAAAGATGGGACACTCACGGCTTAAGGCATTTGCGAAGATTGACACCTGGCAGGGCTTAGAAGAATTTGCTAAACTGCACGGTGTTCACAAGGCGATGGTGTTCGTCGACTCGGGTGACAATACTCAAGAGGTCTATCGCGAATCTACAAAGCGAGGCTGGAAGTGTGCGCGAGGTTCAGGTAACGACGACTTCGCCAGCACCGATAAGAACGGTGTCACTGTCCGCAGATTCTATTCGGAGAAGCAAAGGATACTTGTCCCTGGCTTACAGAACCGATGCGAGCTTGTGGTCTGGTCGAACTTAGCCGGCAAAGACTTACTCCACGGCCTGCGATCACGACGCTTGCATACCTACGCCCTTGACGCTACGTCGGACTATATCGAGCAATTAAACTCGGAAGTACGGGTCAAGGACAAGCGGACAGGCAAGCCCATGTGGATTATGCCCCAAGGTAAAAAGGATAACCACGCTTGGGACTGCGAACTGCTAGGACTGCTTGCAGCTGTACGATGGGGTATTGTTGGCCGAGATTCTACAGAAACAAATTTGACAACCGATGAAGCACCAGCAAACTAATCACTGCGGGTTACTTAGCCACTTGTTATTGTCGTTGTTGGGACATCGTCATAGGGGCTGGTGGCTAGGTAATCCGTTCAATTTGACAAAATACGCAAATTAAATGGCATCCGGCATATTCATTGGCTTGAACGAAGACGAACTTTTGGCAATCAAAGCCAAAGCAATTTCGCTTATAACTGCTGGAGTAATAACGACTTCATATTCTGACTCTGGTACATCGCTTGGGAAGCAAGTAGTTATGAATGCAAAAGACATGTTAGCGGAAAGTCTTTTTGCCCTATCAATTTTAGACCCTCAGACCTACGGAAAACGAAACACGGTATTACGCGGTTCATTCCGACGTCAGGACTTCTAATTGATTTATGCCTCGTAAGCCATCACTGCCTAAAGTTAAAAAGAACTCGCCCGCTAAAAAAGCGAATATGGGCGGATGGAATATGACAAACTATTCCACGACTCGCGCGCAACTTTACGCTCCGATTGCCCAAGATCAACGTCGTGACCTAAGCCCTCGTGACCGCGTTGAGATGATGCGTCGCACTCGTTGGGGTGATCGCAACTCCGGTATGGTTCGTCAAATCTTAGGCGACCTTACACAATATACAATCGGTGACGGCATCCGCCCGCAGTCTCACTGCAAGAACGCAAAACTTTACGAGCAATACTTTTACGACTGGTCTCGCAAATGCGACATCACGAATCGCTTTAGTTTCTCACAAGCACAATCTATCCTTCTCAGATCCGCAGCTCGAGACGGTGACTCATTCGCTATCAAGGTTCGCAACGCAAGCGGAGAGCCTAAGTTACAACTCGTCGAAGCCCATCGCGTAGGCAACCCTTTGCCACCCGAGAAAGAGCCGAAGGGAATGCACGACGGTATGCTATTCGGTGCTTACGGTGAATTAGTCGGCTTCAATGTTTATCGCTCGGACGGAACATCTCGCCAAGTCTTAGCGACTGCTATGATGCAGATTGTAGATATGGAATACGCGTCCGGTGCTAGAGGTGTTCCAATCCTCGCAGCTTCCTGGAATGACATCCAAGACGAAATGGAAATTTTAAATTTAGAAAAGATTGGCGTGAAAGCATCGTCGGACATTTCATTAGTGTTAAATAAAAAGGAAGGCGTAATCGATGACAATATGGCAACCGAACTCGGTGCTTACGCTCCGTCGAATGGTCTCGGCAATATGGCTACGCAAATGGGTGGCAAAATTCTGGCTTTGGACGTAGGTGAAAATTTAACGAGCCTGCAAAGCAATCGCCCATCGCCCACCTTCACCGGCTTTCTCAAAGCGATTCAACAGGACATTAGCCGAGGCATTCTACCTTATTCTTTCGTGACTGACTCTTCGGGCAACACAGGCCCTGGTCTTCGTCTCGACATCGCTAAAGCCGACAGAACTTTCCAGAAGTGGCAGTCTTTAATCATCGAACAACTTTGCATTCCTTCGTGGGGCTATGTTATCGGCGACGCTATTGCTAACGGTGATTTGCCTGACGATCCCGAGTGGAACAAAGTCAGCTGGACAACTCCTAAGCGAGTAACCGTTGACGCAGGCCGTGAAGCTGCGAACGACCGCGCAGACATGGAGCTCGGATTGATTTCGGCCAGTGAGCTGTACGCGCAAAGAGGCCTTGATTTCCGCAGTGAAATGGCAAAGAGAGCCGAGGATATGGCTTTCATTATTAACCTGGCTAAGACCAGTGGCATCCCTGTTGAAATGCTTTACAAGCCAACCAACATTCAACCAGGCACATTTGCACCTTTAGCACCTAACGCTTTCGTCGACCCTGAATTGGACAACTCTTCCGCAGAAAACTTAATTGAGCAAAACGAAGACCCTAACACTAACGACTAATTTACAATGAGATTTCTAAACAAAGCACTTAACGGTCGAAGCCCTCTGCTTGTCGACCCCACCATCGCAAAGCAATACGCACTAGACGCCGAGAAATTTGGCTTCACCGATTTACTTGCACAAGTATTCGGCGAGGTTGCGAAGCCTTACAAGGTCGGCGGTTACGGCATTATTCCCATCGTCGGAGTTATCGGTAAAGGTTTAAGCCCGCTTGATAAAATGACAGGGGCTACCGATATCAATGACATCTCTGACGACTTAGAAGATTATTTCGACGACGAAGAAGTTAAGACAATTATCTTTCACATCGATTCGCCCGGTGGCGTTGTAAATGGTGTCGAAGAACTCGCCCGCAAAATTGCTAACTCTAAAAAGCCCACCATCGCTTATACTGATGGAATGATGGCTTCCGCAGCTTACTGGCTCGGGTCTTCTGCTGATCGCGTAATCGCCAGCCCATCGGCTTCGGTCGGTTCGGTCGGTGTCTACATGAATCTAATCGACGTGTCCCAGGCATACGCTGATATGGGTGTGAAGGCCGTTGTGATTAAATCCTCAGCCACGCCTTACAAGGGTGCTGGTATCGAAGGCACGTCATTATCAGCTGAGCAAGTTTCCTATTTCCAAAACGAAGTAGACGCAATCTATGCTGATTTTGTAGCGTCAGTTAAATCTAAGCGCAAGATGGCTTCAGATGACGCGATGAAAGGTCAGTCGATGTCTGGTAAGATTGCATCGTCGATGGGACTGCTCACAGGTCTTAGCGATTCGCTGAACGACATTATCAAGTAATGGAAGTACCTGACTACGTATCGGACGCAGCTCGACGTGGTCTAGATTGGCACGCAGAGGGTAAATCTGGTGACGGCACTACGGATCAGACTATCCGCGAGGCTCGAGCAATGGCAGGCGGTAATGTGTCTGAGGATAAACTCCGCAGAATGAATCCGTGGTTTCAACGCCACAGGCCGGATATGGACGCACCTAAAAACAAACCAGACAACGAAGACTTTCCCGGTGCTGGTGCAGTGGCTTGGGCATTATGGGGTGGCCCAACATCAGGCGACATTATGCGAACTGCTAAATGGGCAGAGGCAGAAGTGAATCGCTTAGACCGAGAAAAGGAAGCAACTGCCAATCACAAATTTGACCTATCACGCAATAATATGACAATCGAAGAACAACTCATCAAGGCTATGGCTGAATTAACTTCTGCTTCTGCTGAACGTGACGAACTACGCGCTAACTTAGAAAACGCCGTAGCCAAAGAAGCCTCTGACTTCAAAGCCACTCTCGAACAAAATGCTAGCCTCGTTATTGAGCGTGACGCACTCGCCAAAGAAAAGGCTGAACTCGTTGCTAAGATTGCTGAACTTCAAACTCAAACTGTATCGGCTTCTGTTGAAGCTGCTAAGATCGCATCGAGCGTCGGCGTTAACCCTGTCGAACTTTCTCCTTCCGATAAATCTGACGAACCCGTTAAAGCAGTGAATCACCTCGAAGTGTTCCTGGCTATGGACATGGGTGCAGAACGCTCCGCTTACTTCGCAAAGCATAAGAACGAAATCATTCGTTCAATCTAATTTTCTCTAACCACTAATTACTAAATAAACTACTATGGCTAATTCCATCGCAACAGCACCATCGATTCTCGCTGAATCCGTGATCGCTTCAATCAAAGGCAAACTCCCTGCCCTCAAATCTTTCTCCAGTGTTTTCAGCACTCTCGAAGGAACTGCTGGCAAGTCTGTCTTCGTTCCTTTAATCGGAACTTCAACCGCTACCGAGTTTTCAACTTCTGGCTACCTCACTCAGGACGACGCAACTCTCGCAGGCGTAACTGTAACCTTGAAACACTTCAAAGTGTCCAGCCGTTTCACCCCTCTCGACGTTAAGTCTTACGGCGCTCAATACCTCGTTAACGCTTTCACTCCTACCGCAGCTAACGCTATCGCAGAAGCCTGTATGAAAGAAATCAGCGACCTCGTTGTTGCTGCTAACTACTCCAGCACTCAAGCTACTGGTGCTGGTCTCTCCTACGCTGAAGTCGTCACCGCTAAAGGTACTCTCGACGCAGCTAAGGCCGGAGACGTTCGCGCTCTGATCGTTAACCCAACCTACGCTAACAATCTCTTAACTGATTCACAAATCGCCGCTGCTTACGCTCTCGGTGCAAGCGTTATCCAAACTGGTCAAATCGGTCAAATCGGTGGTATGTCCGTTTATCAGTGGTCTTCTCTCCCAACGAATAGCGAAAACCTTGGTGGCTTCGCTTGTGGTTCTGACGCTATCGCAGTCGCTTCTGGTCTACCAATGAGCGAAATCCCTGGCTTCGAAACCGCTACTGCCGTTGACCCAGACACTGGTCTCGGTATTCAAATCATCATGGGTCAAGAGCAGTCTGGTTACTACAACGTAACTGCTACCTTGCTCTTCGGTGCAGCTAAAGGTCGCGCTACTTCCCTCACTCGCCTCTTAACCGCCTAATCTTAGGTCGTTAAAAAACGAGAAAGACCCCCCTCTGAAAAGTCGGGGGTTTTTTGTTGCCTGATACTTTGCCTGCCCCCGCCATCAAAACGCTTCTGGGGGCTTCTGAGACCCCTTTAAGACCCCATCCCAAGATTGACATAGGACGCAATTTATATGGACGCAGACCTTAACGCGATGATGTTAGCCGATGCCCTCGACATTGTAGCCGAGATTGGCTCGCCTGTAGTAATCAACGGCACGACCTATACTTGCTCGGTCTCGGACGCAGTCCTGACTCAGTCGCTCGAAAGCGGTGGCCTGATGGATCAGATAAGTACCCTTATTAAAATCCCTGCCACGACTAGCAATCTCACTAAGCGCACGACGGACTTCGCAATCGGTAAGACCGCAACCTGGGAAAGTAATGTCTATCGAATCACCGGAACTTCTTGGAAGACTGGATCGGCTTGGATTCAACTCACTGTCCGAGACTCTAATCAGCGATAATGCAATTCGACCCTAAAGGTTTAAACGTAATTATCAATCGCAACTTATTGGAAGGATTGCAAAGAAAATTTGGTGACTTTAAAAAAGAAACTCGTCAGATTGTTGAGGATGTTTTAAAAGAGGAATCTTGCCTGACTGCGCGTGAAGCAATGGTTTATACTCCGCCTATGGATGGTGCTGGCGGTGGCAAGGGCGATACTAAGACTGCCGAGAAGTGGGGTAATATGGCAGTCGAGAAAGATATATTGTCCGTTGTATCTTACGAAAACAAAGCCCTATCAGCTGCGGTAGGCCCTGGTGGTAGTAGTCGTAAATTTGCAGACTGGAAATTTGGCAAACGCCCTAAAAAATCTGGCATCATTCAAAAGATTTACGACGATAATAATTTTGGAAGAGCATATAATAAAGCAAAGCAGTTACTGTCACATAATACCAAGTTAACTATTTATCGCACACAGGCACAAATAAAACAAGAGCACGATTCCCAACGTCAGAAGTATCGTGGACGCATTCGTAAAAATGGTGGTGGTAAAAGTATTCCAGCTCTAGCCAATCCACAACAATTACAATCATACATTAAACTTCGCCAGCAACGCGTAGGCTATATGAAAGCCGGTTGGCTTGATGCTATTCGTAAGATTGGGCCTGCCACAATTAACGGAATGCCTAAGAACTTTGGCTTAAAAGATTTGCCATCCTTTATTTCACGTCATCCAAACGGCCACGGAAAAGTAGGAATCGAAATTACGCAAGGAACGGGTGGTCGTTCTGCTATCATTATTAGAAATGACATTGGTAATATATTCAAAGTTGCAGATATGGCTAATACCTACTTTAAAGTAATACAGGCTAGAACTGGCAAAATGGCTAGACGCATGAAACACTTCCAGCGCGCAGCTATCGAAAAATTTAAAAACAAAAAATCATAACAATGGGAACTAAATCACCACTTAACATTACCGAAGACGCTTGTGCTTACGCTTTATCGCAAGCTACCGAGTTAGCCGGCATGACAATCTACAAGGGGCAGTCTTCATCGACGCTCGACCTTCCATCGATTATTGTATCGTGCGAAACCCTTAACTTCCCGAGCGACATACCACGCGGATCAGGTAACTACGTCGCTCAGGTTAAGATTGGCGTATTCACTTCTATCGACGGTGCAACTGCTTTGGCTGACCATCGCAATGTCTGTCAGATTGTAATGTCTGTAATGGACAACGTAACGAGCGTTAAAGCGGGCTTCACGAACGGTGGAGACGCTACGGCCTATGACTCTCTAATGACCTCAATCGACACGGGGCAAGGTGATCGGGCGTTTATGACCTCGATAAATTATAACGTCACCCTGGTATTGTCAGCCGTTTGACTTTTACTGCATAATTAAACTACCATGCCTAACACTGTCGTAACTAAAGGAACTGCATTTATCTATGGTGTCGCAGGAACTGTAACATCTTTGACTGTTCAGTCCTACACTGTTTCGACTTCCTTCGCCAAAACTGATGAGGCTACGGATGCAGCTGGTCAAGTGGTCGGTGTTCGTATGATGGACAAACGCCAGAATCTTTCAATCGAAGGCTTAGTGCCTTCAGCTTACACTGGTGCGGTTGGCGATAACTTATCCTTCACGGGTAACACTATTGTCTTCGCTGGTCACATTACGCAAATCGAAGAACGCGGAACTAACAATGGTTTCATGCGGGTATCGATTACTGCCGTAGATTACGAAGCATTCTAAAGAATTAACACTCTTCACTTCGGGTGAATAAGGCGTAGGATTCGGCTCATGGCTGACCTACGCTTTTTAGCATCTTGCATTGTCCCTAAGCGGACACGCATCCTCGGCAAGAATCTCAAGCCGTTCTGTTTAAAGTATCGGCTATGGTTACAGGCGATTGAAAGCCCATTCTTTGAGTCAGACAAAGAGATTAAGATTCAAGATTTAGTCATCGCTCTAAAAATTTGTGCCGGTGAAAGTTTAGATAAAACACTGCTCAGAGATTATTGGATTTATTTGGTACTTGTTTTAGATATAGATAGGCGTGAAAAAACATTTAAAGAGTTTATTAGATATACCTCAACTCAGGATACTTGGCCTAAATTCTACGACAACAGTAAGAACTCTAGCGGATCACCAACAGGCCTGCCGTGGGAACTTGGTATAATCGCTAACCTTTGCAAAAACGGTATAAGTTTTGAGCAGGCAATTAATATGCCTGAAGCAACTTGTATATGGTTGTCTACTGCTTTTGGCATACAAGCTGGTGCTAAGTTAGAACTTTTGACAACGGACGACGAAGCCCTAATTGACCATTTGGCAAAATTAAGGGACGAAGAACTTAAAAAAACCGACACTAAATAACTATGGCAGACGATTTATCATTCACTATCAGCGCTCAAGACCAGGCATCGAGAGCCGTTGAGACCGTTCAAAAGAAGATTCAAAACTTTGGTAGTGATGTTGCAAAAATGGCTTTAGGTGTAGCCGGGCCAATGGCATTGATTGGGGTTGGGTTTGATTATGTTAAAGGTAAAATTGATGAGTATAAACAAAGTCTCGTTGAGGCTAAAAATACTATTCTAGAAATGGCTAATGCTTCAACTGCAGCCGGTCGTGCCTTAACACCAGGAGAGAGATTTGCAAAAAGTGCAGAAGATAATGCAAAGATTACAAAGCAACAAGAGGCATCAAGAATGTATGACAAAGAAGCCGTTAAATCTGAAATTTCACTTAATCAAGAAAACTTGGTAGAAGAGTATTTACTAAGTGTAAGATTAACTCATCAACAAAGAGAAAACTATCGTTCAATGTCGGCTGATAAATTAGCTGCAGATCAGGAGTTTTTTAATTTTATATTTAACAAATTACAACAACAGTCAGAAGAAGAAAACAAAATGACACAAGCTGCTATTCGACATGAAAAAGAAAAAGCCGATGCAGTTAAAAAAGCAGAAGCAGAAAAGACAGCTGCAATAAAAGCCGAAGAAGAAAAAAGAAAAAAGAGAGTTTCTACGCAACAAGAAATTAACAATTTAAAATTGGAATTAGCAAACAGCGGTCTTCAGCAATTACAAGGTGCAGAATTGTTAAAGAACTTACAAAATAATGTAAAGATTACTGCATCTGATTTTGAAAAAGTATCGCAAAAAGTTGATTCAGGTGCAGAGGGTTATACTCAACAAGATAAATTAAATGCTGAAAGAGATATGATTCGTGCACAAATTGAACTCGCAAATGAAACAAAAAAACAATCAACAGAAGTAAATAAACCTACAAATTTAATAGCAAAAGATACTGTTAAATTAACCGTCTCGAGCCTTCGTGAAATCGGTGGTTCGTTTGGCGGTGGCGATGTTAGCACTGGCATTGAGCGCCAAGTAGAACTTGCTCAAAAACAAATTGAAGTCCTAGGAACTATTGCCTCAAACACTGCACCTAAGTCAGACGCAGGGAAACCAGCAGACGTTGGGCAAACTAACTTTACTTCTAACTCTAAATCTATTGGCGGTTCATAATAATTTAAAACAATGGCATTCACTGAAATAACAAAAGGAAACTTCCGAGGTACGGGTGCTGGTAGCATCAATAGCAAGAACCCAGAACTCCAACCCAATTACTCCGTCGAGTTTGACGGCTACGGCCTTATCACCGGACGTGCGACATTCGTTTGCACCGCCTCAGCTGCGAAGGCTCGAACCCCTAAACGCGGGGATGTATTCCCTGGATCAGAGAAGCGACTCTATTGCCACCGTGCTTCATACACAATTAACGGAAATAATCTAGCCACTATCACTGCCGAGTATTGCGGTATTGAGAACGGCACGCAGACTAAAATGGTTTTACGCGGTGACACTGGATTAAGCACTGAGTCGATTAAGTCGCATAAGGACTTTAAGGATGTTTTACAGCCAAAGGGTTGGGATACGGCCAAACAAATGTTTGTTGAAGGTGCAAATAATTCTAACTCAACTGCTGATACTTACAAACTTACAGGCATTAAAAGTTATGTAAGAGCCAACATTCAAATCCAAGGCAGTTTCTATACATCCAATAAAGAACTTTTAACTTACTACATTGCATCAGTAGGCAAAACATTCTCATCGATTAAGGACGCAGACTTCAGTATTTATAACGGGTGCTTTGTTTCTGATGATAAAAGGTATTATACTCAGCCTGGTATGGTAACGAACGTATCGCACGAAGAATTTGGTAATCTCTATAAGGTCAATGTGTCATTCAGAATTGCACAAGGTGGCTGGCACAATTTAATTTATAAATCTGCTGGTTAATATGCCTAACTCTATTCAGCCCGGTGACGGATATACGGTAAATAATTTCGGAGGAGCTGCGTCGTTATCGATTGATAGCCCACCCGTACAATTCTACCCAGACATTCCTTTAACGGTTCAGTTAGCCGAAACTGGTAAGGTGTATGTTATCCCTGGCTCGGTGAACCAACTGATTCCAACTGTCGGAGGTACTTACATCGACGCTATCCCCCGCCCTACAATTTCTGTATCTGCTTCTGGTTATATTATCCTAGAAGTTTCTCGCGTGGCTGGTCAGCCGTTCCCTAATTCTCCGGTCATTTACTATTCGGCAACTATCCCTAGCGACACTAGCTCTAAAGGTTATTTTAACTTAGCCTCAGTAACTGTGACCGGAACTGTTGCAACTGGTTTAAGTATTTCAGTTACAAACTATCGTAGCCCTTATATCGGAGCAGTGTCTGTAGGCCGTCAAAAGTTTGGTGGCACTGCGACTTACCACTGGTGGGCGTAAGTTATGCCAATGGTCAGTTGCCGTTGCCCAATGGGGCTTATGGCTATGTTTATCCATTGTTCGGTGTAGGTGCTACCTACGTCCCTGGTTTATCGCCTGTAGTCGAGGAATGGTCTGCTAGCAAATCGCCTTATTATACTTATGGTGATCCTGTGCTTCGCAAAGGCTTAGTCTATTATTTGAACTATGCTTGGGATGGTTCAACAGTCGGGCCACCAGAAAGTCAGGTCGATGCAAACGGAAATCGAGTATGGTCACTAGGTCTTGGTGGTGGATATGTTGAACAGTATTACTATCAACTTCAGTTAAAGAATTTATTAAGTGGTCCGACTACACAATGGGGACTTCGTCCATGTCACACTTTATTCTATAATTTATTTGGAATCAATTTTGAGGCTTGTATGCAAAAAGACCCATTACCCAAAGCATATTATCCAGGTTCAGAAGGTTTAAGCGTTGATGTCGGAGCTGCATTAAGCATACCAGCAAATCTATTTAAATTAGTAATTACAGATGGGGCATCGCATCCGTCTTCAAACATAGCAAATTTAGTAGGCGGTATATTTGAGGATTTAAAAGATTATCCTTACACTAAAATTTTTACCGGCAATTTAGAACCACTAGGTGCATTATATCATTCAGAATCTTTCAGTTATACACTGACTACTGACAACTGGTGGATGATGCCAGAATACACTGAGCCGTCACCTCTGCCAACTCGCACATTTACATACACAGACTTATCAGGTGCTACAGTAAATAGAACTAGAACAATGTGGATGATTTTTATACCTCACACATTCTTGGACCGTACATATAATGGTGCGTTTCGCGTATATAGAAAATTCGACAACCCTAATGTTTTGATTGAACGATGGGAACTTGATAGCGTAACGCCAGACCTTAACGTCGACTAATTGACACTTTGGCATAATTAAAGACTCGAAGCAATGGCATTACCGACCCTAAAATTCTTCATAGACCCGACAAATAACAATGCTTATTATGGTCTTAACGATAATACCGTCATCACTGATCCGTACTTCTTCTACGGAGATACTAAGACTGTCGAGTTATACCTTCGCCAAACTGTCAACGGAACGAACCAACTAATCACTTGGCCTGCTAGCCCATCCATTAAAGTATCTATTGGCCCTATCGATGACGCTCCGACTGCCGGGACTTTCACGATGACTTACGGGGGCAACACTACAACTGCCCTTGCCTACAACATCACGGCAGCTGCAATGCAAACGGCGCTGAATCTCCTCGCCAGCATTACCTCGGCTGGTGGCGTCGTAGTAACCAAAGTAGGTGATAACTACAGCATCGCTTTTAACGCCACTGGAGACCGTACTGCATTCACCGCTAACACAGGTGGCTTATTCCCTTTATCAACGGCAGTCATTTCGGTTGTTCAGGACGGCACAGGGTCTGTCCCTGAAATTGTAATCTTCCACGCCCGTCAATCCTCGGTAGTTAACGCAACATCATGGACGAGCGTCGGCACAGGCACGGCGACCATCGGAACTTTATCAGCTTGGGCTACTAGCGGACTCGACGGATCAGTGACCTACTCCATCACCATCGACGAGCGTATCGTAGACGGCACATTCACTTTAACATACGACGCTGACAATAACGACTACAGTTTCATTTCATCGCCTATTGAGTTTGGGGCTTCGGCTTTAGACATTTATAACGCAATCGGTTTAACGGGATTAGTTAATGGCAAGCCAGCCGTGAGCGTAAGCAAGATTAGCGACTACTATTACACGGTCACCATCCGCTACGAACCCGACGCTACTTTATCAATCGGTGCTGGTGGTCTTATCAATGCCACAGGTTATAAAGGCGTATTGGCTATCAACACTCCTGGCTCACTTGTTTTACTCGACGGCAACGAATTGGTAGAGACTTACCTCGCCGTGCAAATCACCGAATCTTCCGCACCTCAAACTGTGTTGCAAATTCCTTGCACGCTTCTCTCATCCGTAATCATCAACTAATATGTCCACGACTTCCGTAACATTTAAACGCGGTACTTCCTTTGCCGGAACTTGCACTTACACCCCCGACGCTGGTGGCCCTGCGACGATTACGAATGTGACTATTACCTCGGACATTATCACGACTGACGGCACGGTCTATCCTTGCACGATCACCAAAGCCCAGAACGGCTTATCATTTACGGTTCGTTACACTGGTGACTCAGGATCATGGGCTTTAGGTACAGCTCGATGGGACATTAAATTTATAAACGCTGGTGCAGTCTTCTACAGTGAGACTATGCGCTTAAACATCATCGATCAAGTAACTACCTAATATGTCGCTAACCATCGCTCCTTCACCGTTCGGTAGTCTGGTCGTTTCGGTGGCCGAGACAGGTTCGACATTATCGGTTACTACTGTTGCGACTTCGCCTAGTGTATTGACGATGGCTCTCGGTGTCCCTGGGCCTGCTGGTGAAGCGGGTGAGCCAGGAGCGAATGGTGTCGGTGTCCCTGTCGGTGGAACTGCGGGGCAAGTCTTAGCAAAGATTGACGGCACGAATTATAACACTGAATGGGTGGACTCTGGAGCTGCGGGCGATTATCTTCCTTTATCTGGTGGCACGATGTCAGGGACAATCTTCCTTCCCTCGCTACGCAATTTACTAAACACCGATTTAACAGTCACGGCTTACAATGACACAGGTGCTGGTACAAATTTCGTCCATACCTTTGACGCATTCGATGGGACATTTGCGCTGGCTACTAATGGTGGCGGGTTGAAGTTTCCTGATGAGACGGTGCAAGTGACGGCTGGACTTCCGCTTACTGGTGGGACGATGTCGGGGAATATAACTATTTCATCTTTTCCAGAAGCACCCAGATTTCTTACTTTAAGTTATGATGGTTTAGGTAGCGGTGGTGACCAAAACAGTTTTGAATTAAATGAAGTCAGAGGATTAACTTGGTATGGTGGCGGTGATGGTTATATGGGATATAAACCAACGCAAATAATTTTCCCAGACAATAGCGTTCAACAAACGGCCGCATTGCCCCTTACAGGTGGGAGTGTGACAGGTGTCATAACGATTGAAGGTGGTGCAGTTAATTCTTTAGACATAATTGATGGTGGTGGTATTCGTTTTGGTGCTGACGATAGTTATCAAACCACCGCTTTCCCGCCCTCCGGTGGACTCGTTACTGAATACATCACCGGCACAGGCACACTCGTTACATTCCCAGAAGTTGGTGATCGCTACCTAACTTCCTCAACTTCCACACTGACTTGCGACTCCGGTAATAACAAGACGATGACAGTCGGCACGGGTCTTTCGTATTCTCGGCAACAAGACATCACGGTGTCGTATTCCAACGCAATCCATATGCACGGAACGGTGCTGACTTATGATTCCGCAACAGGTGTGATGACTTTTGATAGCAACACGCACTCTGGTTCTGGAACTTACTCAAATTGGGAAGTCAATGTTGGCGGAGTGGCAGGGGCAATTCTTCCGGTAGGTGGAACGACTGGACAAGTGTTAGCCAAAATCAACTCGACCAATTTCAACACGGAATGGATCAGTCTCGGCACAATGTCGACCGAACCAGCGACCGCGTATTTAAGCACGGCATCGGCAGTCGCAAACTACCTGACAATCTCGAACGCAGCTTCAACCTACTTAACGCAGTCATCGGCATCGTCGACTTATATTGCTCAGGCTTCTTTTGCAACATCAACGCAAGCACAGGCCGGAACTTCTACGACTACGGTTGTTAATCCTTCGACTTTGTTAGACGCTAAAGTATTTGCAGGATACAAACCCCTTTCGATGGTTTACACTTGGACATCTTCGGTTTCTGGTGTTGGT